ATTACAGATCATGCAGTAGATGATAAAGGGTCTCCGTCTTTATTATTTTTTGAAAATAGATATGGCTTTAATCTCCACTCCCTAGATCATCTAATTGACAAGACAAATAGCCCACCGATTCAGAGTTTTATGAGCTCAGATTATTCAATAAACATGGAAAGTAATTCCGACAATCAGTTATCATATGGTCAGGCTCAACGAGATCCATCCAAGGATTTTCAAATCATACAAGATATTAGAGTCGACAAGATTTTTAACTTTTTTGATGATTACGCCGCTGGTATGATTAAGACAAAGATGTATAGTCATGATATAAGCACCAAGAGATTGAATATTAAAAAATATGAGATGATTCAGGATACTGGTCCTAGACTTAATACCAATAGACCATACAGGGACGAAATTGTTTCTAACGTGGATCCTGTACTGATGTTTATGACACAGCATAACAATTCACATGACAAAGGCGATTCTACGGATTTTAATATTAAACAGAAACGCATTATCAGACTAAGACAAATGTATTCTCAGACTATTGAAATAGATGTTTTCGGCAGAACAGATTATACAGTAGGCAAAAAGGTAAATGTTTTTGTTAATCGATTAGTCCCTCTTATTAAAACCGACACCGAGGATGACTATACAGATAAGATTTATTCCGGTGTGTATATTATTACGGCTATTACCCATAAAATAAATAGAGATCGACACCTGTGTGTGCTTGAGTTGAGTAAAAATTCCACGGATCTAATGTAATGAAAAGTTCAAATGTATACTATGGGGTAGTAGAGGAAAGAACCGAGGACCCGCTAAAATTGGGTCGCTGTAGGGTTAGAATTGTTGGGGTACATACAGAGGATAATACCATCCTACCGACCAAGGATCTACCGTGGGCGTATCCAATGATGCCGGTTAATTCTGCCTCCATGAATGGTATCGGATACAGCCCCACTGGTATATTAGAGGGCACCTGGTGCATTCTGATTTTTAGAGATGCCGAACAACAGCAACCTATTATAATTGGAACTATCGGTGGCATACCTGAAGCAGATGCCCCATTAGAAACAGCTTTCGTTACTGAAGCCCAACCTGTAACAACTAGACCAGCATCTGTTACAACTGGTTCAGGTACAGTACTTACTGACTCATCTGGTAATCCAGTTCTTCAAGGTGAGGAAAATAATTCCAGTGCATCTGAACGCCCTGCCACAGTTCCAGCACCAAACAAACCCGCGGCTGCGTCTATTGCAAAAAAAGCCGGAGCAATGAAGACTTCACAAGCTGGAATTGATATTATCATCTTTGAAGAAGGTATTAGTAGTCTAGTAAAAGGAAGAAACCGGGCAGTAAAAAAATATCCCTCTGACGATACTTTACTATATGCATATCTTGATACCAGAAATATTTGGACAATTGGTGTAGGTTCTACATTCATGCTTGATATGTCTCGCGTCAATGAGAATAGTGTGGTAACTGTATCTGTAGCAAAGCAAATGTTACAGGTACACTTATTAAATGAAGTAGAAATTCCTCTTAACAGAAATATTAAAGCACCTGTTACTCAGGATATGTTTGATGCCATGGCATCTCTAGCCTATAATATGGGTGTATATGGTTGGATGAGGTCGGCCGCATTCAGTTCATTAAATGCAGGAAAATATGAGGAGGCTGCAGCCTTAATTCCAAGTACACGAACTGGTGGTGGGAACGGTCCAAGAAGGATACGAGAGGCCGCGCATTTTCGGGCTGGGGGTATACCCAACAAACAGAATGGTATTGATCAGGTTGCACCGACATCAGAAACTGCCGCAGTTTCTCAAGATTCTGGCGCAACGCAGAACACTGCAGTTCGACCTACTCCAGTAACAAAACCAGTTGAATCTAATCAAAACACTGTTAGCAGTCAGACCTCGGCCAACCCATCAAATGCTAGTGGAGGTACCTGGGAAGGTTTTAAAGATCCAAACAAAAAATACCCAATGGCTGAATGGTTAAATGAGCCCGATACCCATAGGCTAGCAAGAAACGAAGATATCGATAAAACAGTAGTCTATACCAAAGAGGCAGCAAGGGCCCGCGGAGTTGTATCGGCTGGGACTAGTTGGACTCAACCTCCGATTCCATATAATGCAAAATACCCTTATAACAATACATACGTTACTCAATCTGGTCATATTGATGAATGGGACGATACTCCAGGCAATGAAAGACTTCATAGATATCATAACTCTGGTACCTATGAGGAAATAGATGTTAATGGAACCAGAGTTACCAGAATAATCGGTGATGATTATGAAATCTTAGAGCGACATGGTAATATATTAATTAAAGGTAATTGTAATGTCACCATTCGCGGCAATAGTAATATTAGAGTAGATAATAATGCAAACATTGAGGTAGGTGGTAATTCGCATACATCGATTCATGGTAATTGGGATTTAGGTGTTAGTGGCAATATTAATATTAATGCCGGTGGTGTGATTGCATTAGACGGTTCTAATATCCATCTTAATTCGGGACTTGCAAAGGTTGCCGCAAAAGGTGCTGGTGCTCAGGCCGCGCCAGAATTCTCGGAATTAAGCACTCCTAGTCGACATGAAGATGTCAAGTCTGCGTATGATTCACCCGAGGACGGCGATAATACAGAATTCCTTAATACGCAGATCGCATCGGGAAAAATTTCAGAGGAAGACGTGGCAGCAAAAACAGTAACCGTGGAAGAAACAGCGGCACCTAAACCGCCGATTCCAACAAAACCATTACCGCAGGGATGTGAGGGTCTGACCCTGCCATTTAATTCCAATACCAGGCTATCCCCAAATTATACTATGGGTGACTTTATTAGAGAATCTACTGTAGCCAGAGGTATACCTAGTGCGCCTCAGGCCGGGTTTTCTACATTAGAGCTTGGCTGTAACATGAAGTTTATTGCCACCAACGTGGCCGAAATTGTTAAGGCTCGTTACCCTAATATGAAGATAAATAGTTGCTTTAGATCGGCTGCAGCCAATAAAGGACTAGCTGGAGCATCATCGACATCTAAACATATGTCGGGTTTGGCTTTAGATATGGGCTTTATTGGTTTCGATAATAAGCAAAAATATGAAGCAGCAATTGAAATTCAAAAATTGTTACCTGACTATGACCAAATTATTCTAGAATACTCTGGCAGAAGTTGCTGGATCCATGTCGGTTTAAATAAAGGTAAGAATAGAAGAGTTATTCTTACCATGGATGTAGGTAGGGGTGGAAGGACAATTCGGGATAAATTTGTTCTATTAGATTAATAAATAAACTATGAAAGCAATATACTCTGACATAGACTTTAATTTTTTACCTAATCCTTTGACTGGGGATATTGGTATTAAAACAAATGAGTCTGCTGTAAAATCTGCCATTAAGACCTTGATACTTACGAACTATTTTGAAAAACCATTTCATAGTGAAATAGGCTCACCGATTCGTAGTCTGTTATTTGAAAATATTACTCCCCTGTTGGATATTACTATCAGAGAGGCCGTTTCCGGTCTAATAAAAGAATACGAACCCAGAGTCGATCTTAATAATGTTACTGTCGATGTATCGCCAGACAACAATAGAATGTTTATCGGCATTACATTTACTATAAAAAATACACTAGAAACAAGTAGTATGGAAGTCATTCTAACCAGGACTCGATAAGATATGAAAGATAATAAAAAGATTCAGACCACAGAACTAGACTTTGATGCTATTGTTACCAACATTAAAACATTTCTGTCTGGTCAGGAAGTTTTTAAGGATTATAACTTCGAGGGCTCTGCTCTTAATACCCTAATCGGTGTACTAGCCTATAATACTCACTACAACGGTCTTACCACTAACTTTGCCGTTAATGAGATGTTCATGGATTCGGTCTCAAAGTATTCCAGCGCGGTTTCACTGGCAAAAATGATGGGGTACACCGCCAAGAGTATTCTATCACCTAGGGTAATGGTAGACATATTAATAACAGACCCTGAACTAAGTCCTGCACCTATTCTAACTATTCCTACTGGAACTAGATTTAGTACATCGATTAATAATGTATTATACTATTTTAATACCAGACTTGATTCTAGTGCCGAATTATTTCAGGGTACCTATTCTTTTACTGGTATAGAATTAATAGAAGGTGAGCAGAGATCAGTAACCATTCCAGTAACCAATAATTCTTACTATGTTGTTCCATCATTGAAGGCTGATATGTCAAGCCTATCAGTAAGGGTTCAGTCTGGGTCTGCCTTTACCAGATACAACCTAGCAGATGGTGTATTATCAATTACCCCTACATCTAAAACATTTTTTCTAAAGCAAAGAGAAGATTTGTATTACGAACTATCATTTGGTGACGGCATTATTGGTGTTGCATTAAATGTAGGTGACAATGTCATAATGTCATTTACGGATAGTAATGGGCCAGAAGCCAACATGGCAAGTACCTTTACATATTCGGCAGGCTTTAGAGGAGAGCTATTCTATGATGTCACCCTCTCCACTTCTAATGCTGGAGCCTCTGGTGGAGCAGTTCAGGAAACATTGGCTTCTATAAAGACAAATGCGCCTAGAACTTTCATAACACAGAATAGAGCGGTAACTGCCTCTGATTATGAGGCCTTAATTCGATCTATTAACAGTAACATTGAGACCGTAAGGGTCTGGGGTGGTCAGGATAATATTCCGCCTATTTTCGGTAAGGTGTTTATTGCGGTTAAGCCTTTTAATGGTGAGATTGTTTCTGAGTCAGAAAAAGCCCTATTATTGAACAGTATCTTACAGAAACGAAAGGTAGTAACAGTCTCTCCGGTAATTGTAGATCCCGAATATCTACGAATTGAATTTACCAGTAGCATACAGTATGACCCACTGGTTTCCAGATTCAATTCTGGTCAACTTGAAACTATTATCCGTAATAGTATAGTAGAATATGCAAATACTCTTAATACATTTGACTCGACATTTAGATATTCTGCATTAACTTCTAGAATTGATGCCTCGGACGTAGGTATCATTAGCAACCTGTCTACCATTAGGGTTAGAAAACCGGTGCGTGTCTTGTTTAATACCAATAACACATATACCACGCTGTTCAATAATCCTATAAGAAATAGTCCAGGAAATACCACCTTTTTAAGTACAAGATTTTTTGTCAGCAGTGTGGTCAATCGTTGTTATATCAAGGACGACGGCAGGGGCGTCTTGGAATTATATTCAGAAGATTTTAGTGGGATCGCAACATATGTACAGGACATTGGATCCATAGACTATATAAAGGGGTCTGTTATTATACCCCAACTTAATATTGTCGGCCTCTATGATCCTGAACTTGAGTTTGTATTTCAACCAGAAATAAATGATATTATTCCTAAGCGACAATATATTATAACTCTACCCACAGAGTTGACCTATATCCGCGTGGTGGCGAATAGCACTGAAACATGACCTATCTAGCCGCTAATATTAAAAAGAACATTCCCGAGAACATTCGGGAAGAATACCCTCTATTTGTCTCTTTCATACAAGAATATTATAATTATCTTGAGACCATAGACATTGATCTATTTTCCATCAAGGATATTGATCTTGTTGATGACAGATTTATTGAATTCTACAGAAGGGATTTTGCAGCAGGTCTTCCCAACCTAGATTCTATTAATATTAGAGAGTTTTTACGACACGCAAAGGAGTTCTATGCGTCTAGAGGTTCACCAGAATCTTTTGCATACCTGTATAGAATAATTTTTAATGAGGAAATACAGTTTGAATATCCCGGTGATAGCATGTTACGTGCATCGGCCGGAATATGGGATCAAGAGTATTTTATTGAAATTGAAACCCAGTACGGAACATTTGATCCTGATTTACCAATTGTTTATGAAATAAAACTAGATAATCTAAAATATACGCTGGTGCCGGTTAGGTACGAGCAGGTTGGTAATATTTTAAGATTATACATAGGCGCCAACACTCGTTATGCTGCAACAGGAGTTATCACTCAGACTGTTGATGACATTATTTTATACTCCGGCAATCATGTGCCTTGTGTTTCTGGCATTGAAATAGTTTCTGGTGGTGCTGATTGGAAAATTGGTAGTCTTATAGTAATTCCTGGTTCAGACCGTGATACATATGCCAGAGTAACAAAGGTAAATGGTTCTGGTGCTATTACCAAACTTGAAACTATTAGTTTCGGTATGTATCACGTGCAGGGACAATTATACACTGTTTCTCCGTACAAATATATTCCTATCGGCACTGCCGTTGAATATTCGGTTAACGGTGGCGGTCCATTTAATCACTCGCTAATAATCCAAGATGTCGTCTATGATATTAATGAAACAGTAAATGCTGTAGTAGACCTTGATACATTTGCAGAAGGTGGATTCCCCTCAGTAGGCCCGCCTTATGCCATTAGAGGATATTTTGGAGAAACATCCTTGCTAGCCGAGGATATCTCTGATAGTGATGTAATAACAGATTTTGATCAAGAAGGTGGTATCTCTCTAGGGCAATGGCTGACCTCAAGGGTAACAGTTAGATTACTTTATGCCCTTTCATCCA